TCATCTATGTTTAATAATGTAAATACTATCATATTGTAATAAGTTCTATTTGACTTTTATTATTAGTCAAGTTTATATTCAAACTATTTATTCTAAATTGTTTACCATTTATCACAAAAATATCTGCAAGTGTGTAGTTTAAAATAATATGTAATGGCAAATAAGCTGTATACTTAACTATCCTTGCATTTGTTTTAAATAAGTTTTCTATGTAAGTACTATAATAGTTTTGATAAAGAGTACCTGTGTAATTAGGTAACCCTGTATATTCATTTATCATTTTACCAAAGTTTTTATTAGCTGTACTTGTAGAAGCTGCTAAAGCAACACTATTAGATGGTAATACATAAGATGTTACTTCACTATGGCTTGTAGGAGTATCTCGAAATGATATTGAAGTTGTTGCTCCTCCACTTTTTAAAATAGGATAAAATAAAATTGGTTTACCTATATATGATTGCTCATTATCATTTACACAAAATCCCCATTGTATTGTTGTTTGTGTTGCTCCAGATACATCCTGAATATCTAATAGTCTTTCAAATTGCATATGTTCAAAGGGAAGTTTTAAAGTATATATTCCTCCATCTAAACCTCCTTCAGCATTATATTTTTCTGCTCCCCATTCTGCTGCGTTTAACTGTTCCCATTGAGCAGCTAAAAAAGTTTTTAATCCTTCATAAGTAAAATTTATTTGCCTATAAGGTAATGCTACATCTACTTCGCTTGTATTTACATCTATATATTTGCTTATGTCATAAGTTGTTGAGGTAGCATAAAAGTCATCTAATGTATTTACATATATACTTCCATCAGGTTTAGTATATGCAACAAGATTAAACATTTTAAAAATCCCTGTAAGAAAATCTATTATTTTCATATCAGGTATTTGTTGTGGTATCGCAAATTCAAAGTTAGTATCACATAAAAAAGAACCTGTCGAAAAGTCAAGTGTTACAGGTGTTTCATTTGGCTCATTATTTCTTAAAGTCCATTTTATATCGCTAAATGTAATAGCGTTTTGTCCTGTTACAGTTACTACTACTGTCCATTCTCCAGCAGCAACAGATGGAAGACCTAAATCTCCACCAGCTGATGTACTTGTTAATGTTGTTGAACCTGTTAATCCTGAAGCCTGATATATACTCTGACCATCTTGTAAAACTTCAACTGCATAAATATCAGTACTTGTTGTTGATAAAGTTAATTGCATTAAAGTATTAGTTGTACTATATGCTGCAAATTCAGGACAAACAGTTAAAGTTGACACGTTGCTCATACCACCCCAAACTTCTGATGCTCCACAGGTGAATGTTCCACTTGAAGTCCAGCCATTTATAGAAGTAGGAAAAGATGATACTTGGTCGCCATTACCTACATCTCCTGACTTTCTATGTAGCCACATAAATAAATCATAATAAGGCTCATTAGTAGTATTAAAGAAATCATTACTAAAACTGATAGTAGGATAAGTAGCTTCTATTGCTTCAATAATTCTATGTACTCTTAAAGCATATTTTAAGTCTGACCATAATACTCCGTGGTCGTGTGAACTTCCTGTGTGATAATATAAATTTCCAGTATCATTTAAGTGTGCAGAATTATCGCTATCATAAAATAATCTTGTTGTATGTGTAATTAAAGGAGCAACAATATCATTAGTTGATGGGTCTACTTGAAGTTTATCTCTAACAGTTGAAGTATTATAAGTTAAATTTAATGTATCTAAATCATTTAAAGCACTTAATTTATCTTCTCCTAATGTGTCATTCAACGCTACTGTTTCTCCAAAAAATACTACCTTATAAGAATATGCTTTGTTGTTTTTTAAGCTAACAGAGTTAAGTTTTACTTTACCTATTTTGAAATCTACGCCATTTAATTTTAGTATAGCAGAAACTCTTATTCTTGCATCAAAACCATTTGTAATATCATAGTTATAATAATGCTTAAATATTTTATTATTAGTAGAGGATGCTGGTAAACTAAATTGCTGACTAAATGCAGTAAAGACTTTTGCTACATCTTTAGCATTAGTGATAGTGTCTGTAATAGTTACACTTTCATCTTTAAATAAATCTACTCTTGTATCGCTTATATATAGTTCTACTACTTGCATTTATCTTATGTTGTTTATTGTATCAAAGGCGAAACTTAAATCTACTGTATAGTTTATTAAGCTATCTGTTAAGCTTGTTTTATAATCTATATTTTTAGATTCTATTGTTACCCCTAATGTTTTACTTTTATATTCTATCCAAACTTTCTCACTTAAAAATAGTTGTCTAAATACTTCGTTGTTACTCTCTGGATAATAACCACTATTCAAAGTTAGTCTTTGGTTTCCGTTTTTAGTAAGTAATTTCTTTTGAGCATCATAAGTATTGTATGTTCCATTTGTTAGTATGTTAGACTTATACATTTCTTCATTTGTGCTCATTGCAAGTTTAGAGTTCTTAAAGAAGTATATGTCTTGATATACACCAAACTTATTTATAAAGGTTAGTTTATAAGGAGTGTATTTACATTCTTGTATATTCTCAACTCTTAAAACAGTAATACCCTCAACACCATCTATTATAACTTCATCAACAGGATATATAGTTTCGTTTCTTAAAAAACTTTGTATACAAGCATTATCTTCAAACGTACCTCCTGATGCCTCTACTCTTTCTCTATAGTTATCTACATCTGCTGATGCTGTACTTACATATTGTATTTGGTCTTGTATTTTTAAATTAACTCCTGGTGTCCAAGAGTATATTTGTTCATTGTTATAAAAGAAAGCAACAGATGTTGTATTCTCATTATCTATAGGTATTCTTAAAGCATCATCATCAGACTTTAATATTGTAGTGTTAGACTGTAAGTAGCCTTGCAATAGTTGAGGGTTAACACCATCTTCAAAATAACCATAACCATAAAATGCTCTTACTCCTAATACTTCAGTAACAACAGGACTTCCAACAGATAAAGTTTCTGTGGTTTTATAATCAACATAAACAGTTGTATAATCATCATCACTTGCTGTAGATGAATTTGGATATGTACCATTAAATGCTGCTGGTATATAATCCTTAATTAATTCTGCTATTTCAAAGTTTACCTTTGCTCCTACAGCTGTTGAGGTTAGTGTGTATTGTGGGCTACTCTGCCAAGAAGTATTGACTGCACCTATATAGATTTGTATCTCAAGTGTAGCACTTGTTAGGTTAGTTGTTGATAGGTTTATGAAGTAAGGACTTCTTACATTAATTTTTGCCATTGTTTAATTCTTTGCTGTTTTTATATTATCTTCTATAATTTGCTCTATATCTTCTGCATATGCATCTTGTAATAAAGGAACATAAATTTTTAATGCTCTTTGAAAAGGTTTAGTAAAAAACATAGTTGGTCTTATACCTTGTGCAAATATCCTTTTTTGTAATATAAAAGCTATTGTTGTATAATTACCTTTTTTAAATCTACCTTTCTCATCTCTCAATCTTATGTTCCTCATCTTAGCCCACGTTCTTATGTCAGCCATAGGAGGCATTTTACTTTTATAACTATAAGGACTATTACCTCCTTTTTGTTTTCCGTTTTTAACTAAACTTGGATTTGCACCTCTAACACCTTTGTCAAGGAACATACCGTAATCTTCCATAATTAAAGAAAGATTATATACATCATTCTTTGATGTCAACTCATATTTTATACTATTATATAATTGTTTAGATACATTATCTCCTCCTTTAGTTAAGTTTGTTCTTGATTGCTGAACAACATACTTACCAAACTTTCTAAACTCTTCTGATAATTCTTTTAACATATAGTCATATCATTAGGAATTAAAACGTTAAACGTTACAGTCCATCCAGCTAACTTATTATCAAATCTATCTACAAAAGGTTCTAATGAAGGATTGCCGTCTAATTGATATTTATCTACATATAACTCTCCTCTTAATAATAATTCAAGTAGTCTATTAGCTACTGCAAGTTGTGTGTTAAATACATCTTGCTCATTATTGTTTCCTCTAAACTCATCTGGTATTCCCTCAGCAAAGTTTTTATTTTCATCTACTATATCCATACATAATAACGAAATGCTAAAGTTCCACACATTGCTTTGCATAGTTGCATTATTTACCATAAAGTGAGATAATGGAAATATTGTTTGTTTGTTTAAATCTACTTCGAATATATCTCCATAAGTAACTGTATTTACAAATTGGTCTAATTGTAGTGTTTCTCTTATCTTGTTGGATAGGTTATAAAATCCTTGCATATTATATTATTTTTCTTTTTATTATTCTTGATTCAAATTCTGCCTTTTCTTTTTCAAATGCCAAATACATTAAGCATTGATGTAAGGGTAATCTCGCAACAGTCTTAAATCGTGTAATGTCTCCTTGAGCAAGAGCATATAGCTCTGAATAGCTTCCCCATTTTCTGGAGAAATTAGACCTTTCATCTGTTCCTTGTTTATCTGTTTTTCCAAACAGCTCGGCATATATTTCAGCAATTCGTTCGTTAAATTGTAAAAAAAAACCATAGCACCTAAGACAACATCTAAAGGCATTTGTTTCATTGTCTCACTATATTTATGGCTACCCTCGTATTCTTCTATTATGTACTTATTATTCTTTTTTAATTTAATAGGTCTAAATAAAACTGCCATAGCTTTATGCATATTACCCCAATCATTTATATAGCTTGTAACGTCTTTATTTTCTCCATAGGTAATATCATCAAGGCTTGGTATAAAACCATAAGCAATACCATTTAAATTAAACGTAGGGATAAACTCGTGTTCTTTATCAAATAGTTTATTGATATGTGCTTTTAAAGATACAACGTCTTTGTCTCTTATCTTTCCGAGTTCTTTTGAATTTACATTAAGTATACATTTAAGTAAATCCTCATCATTAGGTTTATCTATTAATAATAAAGATTGATAGTCTTTTAACTTAACTTCTTTTAGTGAACTTGGTATAGTAATCTCAACTTGCATAAAGTGTTTTTTATAAAACGAAAAAAGGATTACTTTGTATAAAGCAACCCTCTTTCCTAAACTAACAAATCAAAAAACTATCTTAATGTATCATATAAGTATAAGTACAATTCTTGTATCTTATCTCCTAACTTTTTATCTTGTCTATATATTTCTTTTCCTGTTTGTATTCTACCCTCTCTATGTATTTCTAATTTAACGTCTGGTCTTCTTGTTCTTGTTAGTGGTTTTACTATTACCTTAATGTCATTCTTAAAACACCAACTCATAGCTTCTCTTACGTTTCTTGTCATTTAAATAAATAGATAAGTATAGCTGGTATAAACAAAACACCTATCATAACAAGTACTTGATATATTCTTTTATAAAGTCTTTTGTAATATATCATATCTGCATATTCCTTTAGTGTATATACTTCTTGCTTGTTGTCTTTAGTAATTGTAATCTTTCCGTCTTTAATTTCTATCTCATCCATAATTAAAATATTAAGTTGTGTATAATAGATTCTAATGATAAGAATAGTACTGTTCCTATTAATAATATAAATGAGAACAAAGCTAATGTCAAGTAATGTTTAATTTTTTTCATAGTTATTGTTTTGATGCAATATATAACTATTTATTTAATTAACAAAATTATTAATAACTTTTTTAATATATATAGTATTGTCCTTTGTTAGGATTCTCTAATTGTGAAGTGAGCGCATACCTCATCGCATCTATACAATGATTGAAAGCATCTATAGGTTTGTTAAGTGTTTCGCCTTCTTTGTTCTTTAACCAAATGTAGTTCTGTAGTTCTTTTATTAAGTTATGACTCCTATTAGTTATGTAGATTTCATTTTGGTTGATGAGGTTTATTCCGTATACTATTGAGTCTTTACCTTTCTTTACTGGCATTACTAAATGACCATAGCTTGATAATTCTGCAATACTCTTTGGCTCTGCTGAATCTGCATATATGATTTCTTTAGCTTCGTGTGTTTTAAGTAAGTTGCTTATCTGACTATTAAGTAAACCTTTTTGATAGATGACCTCATCAAAGATATATGAGTTGTTATATTTATAAAGTGCTATTAAAGTTGAAGGGTCATTAGTATAACCAAAATCCATTCCATAACAAAGTAGTCTTGCCTCGTCAGGTAAATCAATAGGTTTCCAATCTTTTATACAAGCACCCTCTAAACTTCCTATCTCTCCAAGTCCGTATACATTCCACCAGTTATTCCAATATGTAGATGTCTTTGCTTTTTCTTTAGCTTTCTCTATGTCGTTTATTATTGTGTCTGGTAATGCTTCGTTGTCTAAATACGTAAGCTTTATAAAGTCTGCATCATCTTTGCCTTGTAGTTCTGTATGCGCCCAGAATGATGAGGTTGGGTTAAAGTCAATCCATATATCGCCAGATGTTCTTATTGCTAATTGGTTGTATGCTTCGTAAGGAATGTTGTTAGCTTCGTTTACATATAGCGTGTGTCTTCTTGCTCCTCTTAACTTGTCTGCTGATTCAACACTAAAGAACTCTATGTAACTTCCGTTTGCAAACTTATACTTAAGCATTGACTTATTATATTGCATATCATTATAACGATTGGTCA